AATTGCTGCAAAACACATATAAATTAACTCCTTATTTTTATAAATTCATAGAATGGTTTTTTACCTACTCCGTGTTCTTTATCTAAATTAACAAAAGAAAATCCTAAGTACTTTAACCATTTTATTGCTTTAGTATTATCAGCACTAACAAAATTAGTTAGTATCATATACCTTAACATAGTAGAGTCAATCCATTGTTTACTTTGAATAAGAAACTGTCTGGCTATTTTCTTTTGATAAATTCTTTCGCTAGACAACATCCACGGAACACCAAGTTCACCGAACTTAGCTACACCGAACATTCCTATAATGTCCTTATTATCATCAATCATTGTATTAGATTCTTCAGATGAACCCATACAATAAGCCAAAGCAGGTAAAGGTTCTAATCCGTGAGATGCCATTACTTCATCTCTATCTGCTTGTCTTACATCTGGGGCTAGTCTGTTAATATCCTCAAGACAACTTGGTCTGTAG